TCTGGATCTACATTGATCATCCGCTTCCATGCAGAAAGGAGGGACTGTTCTTCGGGGCGGTGCAGTTCGCTGCGGAGAACGATTCCGAGTGGGAAGACTACCGTGTGGTGCTGGCTTTCCCGGAGTTGTATAAGTCCCTCGGCGGGGTTGCTGGTATGTCGATCGTCGTTGTGAAGGAGGAGCCGTGATGGGTTATCAGATGAGCGATTATGAACTGCGGGCCGGGTACATTGCGATTCGTACCGCAGAGGATATGGAACGGATAAGCGGGAAGAAGGTCGTCGCTACGAACGACTACTTAATTCATCTGAAACGCGATCTCCGTGAGTGGATCAAGCGTGATGACGGAGAGCCTCACAACGTGATCTTCTTTGATGGTGGCGGGCGCATTGCTCTGGAAGAACTGCCTGTCAACCCTGAATGGTGTCGGGAAGATGTTGAGGCGTGGTTCACGGAGAATCGGTACATCCACGGAGTGAATTCTCAATACGACTGTACCGGGTGCCTGTTTACCGAGTGGTTCAAAGTGTTCAGGCGGCGGGGCCGCTGGTACGCATATCACTGCATCGGGATGGATATTTAAGGAGGACGAAATTATGAAAATGGTGAACGCAAAGGGCGAGGCTGTCTATTTCAACCGAGCATGGAAGCACGGGAAGGAGACGTGGGTGGTTCAGGGCATCGGCGAAACGCTTGTGATCGGGCGCGATCGCCAGAAGCGCAGGAGCCGCACATTCACCCAGCTGCCGCAGGCTGAGAAGTACCTTGCTCGCATGGGATTCAAAGCCGCCCCTTGAGCCTTGATTTTTCCAACGGAAAAAAACACCCCCGGAGAAGCGTGTAAACTCTCCGGGGGTGTAACTTTATTCTGAATACACAAAACGCCACGCAGGGGCTTTCTGTGCGGGCGCAGAAAAGGGCAGGTGCTATTGTGCATCTGCCCTTTGTTTTGCGTGTGGGTTTACTCGCTGCAGATCCACTCTGCATAGCGGAGGTTGAGCCACCCGGCTCCGCTCTTGAGTCTGCCGTAGCTGCCCTGCACCTCGGTGATGGTGAAGACGTTCGGGCCACGGACGACCACGGTGGCGGGGTACTCGCTGCCGGGGCCTTTCCGGGCGGCGACCATCGGGACGGTCACCCGAACCAGAAAGGGCGGCTGCGCCACGTTGTACTGGATCAGGTTGTACCGCTCGATCATGGCGCAGAGAACCTCGACGTAGTCCGGGGCGGTGGCGTACCCTCCGTCCTTGATGATCTGGGCGGCGGTGCGGTAGTCCAGCTGCCAGCGCAGTCCCTTGTACCGCAGGTCGGTGCTGTTCATCGCCCCGGCGAGGTATGCGCTGTGGTCGGCGATGGAGTCCTCGACGCTGGCGTACACCCGGAACTCGGAGGGCTGCCGGACGGTCTCTCCGCTGCTGGCCTCTGAAGATACCCACGTCATGCTTTTCCCGGTCCATGTGGAGCCGGGCCAGTTGTTGCCGGAGAGGTTCTTCTTCATCCCGAAGCAGTTGTTGGAAGCCGAGGCCAGCGGAGACCGGCCCCAGAAACTTTCAATGATGAACTGGGCGAGGGTGATTGCTGCCGGGATGCCGGACACGACGTTGTCCAATGTGGCCAGCGGTGCGACCTTCTTGATGACCGCTTCGTGGGACAAATACTTCAGTTCTTCTGCTTGCATGGTGCCCTCACTTTCTGACGGTGTACTTCAGGCTGATCCATCCGGCTCCGCTCTTCAACTTGCCCCAGCCGCCCTGCTGCTGCACGATGGTGAACACCTGCCCCTTACGCACAGTCTGGGCGACGGCGTAGCTCGTGCTCGGCCCTTTGCGGACGTTCAGGCTGCTGGCCGTGATCTGAACGATGAACGGCTCCGGGGTGGCCTCTGCACCCAGCCGCTTGTTGACCTCGCTGGCGATGTACGGGAACTTGCTTTTGAGGTAGGGGCCGGGGCAGAGCGTGGACTTGAAGTAGCAGTGCATCGTGAGGTTCCCGGTCTTGTCGCCGGTGAAGTTGAGCCGCTGGATGCCGTTGCGCTTGCAGATGTCTACGCACAGGTCGATGAGCGAGGCCATCGCCTTGTCGCTCACAGTCCAGTTCGGGCCGAGGGTGTTGTTTGCCACCTCGATGGTTACAGCCTGATTGTCATTGTCCGGGCTGCTGGAGGTCCATGCCCGGTCCTTTTCCTCGACGTACATCCCGATGCGGCCATCGGTGCCGATGCCGTAGTTGGAGCTTGCCTTTCGGCTGGTCGGGGCGAAAACTGCGCCGCACTGCTCAACGGTCAGATTGCCAGCCATGTGGTGGATGGTGATCTTGCGGATGGGCTTCTTGCGGGGGCTTGTCCTGTTCGGGCTGATCTTGGTGTAGGAGATCAGAGAACTGTTGCTCATGGGAGCGACCTCCTTTCTCCCCGGCGGGCTTCTGTACCCACCGGGGAAGGTCTGAATGTGTTAGTCTTTGGTGATCTCGTCGGCGATGTTCTCGGCCACCTCGTCCATCTCCTTGATGGCGGCATCGATGAAAGCGTCCAAGAAGGGCGTGACCTCGATGTTCTTCATCTTGAGCAACTTGATGACCAGAGCGTGCTTGTCGGTCTTGGGGATCTTGCCAGCTTCTGCGGCTTTCTCTGCACCCTTGACCAGCTTGCGGATCAGCGAAAAGATGCGCTGTTCACGGAGCCAAGGAATGCCGATCTTGGCAGCCATGAACATGGCAATGGTGCCGATGATCTCCATGACGTTGGGAAGAATGGCGGTTGCGATTTCGGTGATATTCATAGCTTTCCTCCTGTTAGATGTCGTTGGTTTCGTGGGCTTTCTGATTCAGGTGTTTCTCCAGCTTGGAGAGTGCATCCTTGCACGGGCCGTTGCAGCCCTGCTCGATCAAGCCCTGCAGGGCACCCTTCAGACCGTAGCAGAGCAGCGTCTGCTCGTCCTCGATGGACTTGATAAACTCGCTCTGCCGCTTGTTGATCTGAAAGACCTTGTAGACGGCCACGATCACACCGATGATCACGCCAATGGACGAGATCACCGATGCGGCCTTGATTACGGTGTCGAGGTCAATGTACATCTTCCTCCACCTCCCCTCTGGCCGGACTGGGCAGAACGGCAGAACAGGCGCACTCGATGTCGTGCAGCGATTCTTCCTCGGCTGCAACGGCACCCAACTGCTGAAGCTGTTCGTTCTGCGCCTTGGCGATGCGGAGAAGGGTCGCCACGGCATCGGCTAAAAAGTCGATGAGTTCCAGCCCGCCAGAGGAGTTAGGCATCCTTGTAATCCTCGCCAGTGATGGTTTTGTAGTCGTCCTCGGTGATGGTGCCCTTTTTGACGCGGGCTGCGATGCCAGCCTTGGTCAGACGACCGTGTTCATAGAGGCGGGACAGGCTCTCAACTAAAGTAGTAGCAGTCATAATTACAAAACCCCCTGTTCGATCAGCTGCATGGTGTAGTCGTCAATGGCCTTGCTGGTGTCGATCTCGGTGATCGATGCCAGCATCTGATACTCGGAGAACGTGATCTCCCGGCTCTCGCACTTGTAGTCGGTGTAGGCCGGAGTGCCGTCCTGTTCGGGATGCTCCACGGCGGTGATGTTGCGCCGCTGGATGTAGGTCTCCGGGCCAATGATCTGGAGTTCTTCAGGCTGGCTGGAGCATACTTCGGTTACCCAATGTTTCATGGTTCTTTTTCCTCCGATCTAATTTTGAGATGATTTCTTTGAGCTTGCCGATCTTCACGTTCGGTTTGATTCTGCGCTTGAAGCACTCGTAGGTGTCGGTGCAGGAAAACCAGCCCATGTAGCTCAGCATGGCTGCGATGTTGTGGCGGCAGTAGCTACGCCCTGCCTCTTTCGCCTTGTGGATGTGCCGGGCCGTCTGTGTGGCCTTGAGCATGATCCGCTTGCGAATGATGGTCTTGTCCCGGTAAAATACAAAGCCCATAAAATCCAGAGGTCGGCCCATTGCTTTCCGCTTGCCCTGATAGAAGAACTTGCAGACCTGCCTGTTCTTCTTCAACTTCAAACGGAACCGCTGCCCCAGCATCTTTCGGATCTGAACATCGGCATTGTGCAGGGCTTTCTTGGCCGCTGCGTAAATCGTCACGTCGTCCATGTACCGCACGAGCTTGTCGAGGCCGAGGGTCTCGGTTATCAACTTGTCGAGCGGCTCCAGCAGGTAGTTGGCCAGCCATTGCGAAATGTAGAACCCCAGCGGGATGCCCTTTTTGAACTCCCGGAGGCACAGCCAGATGACGTGGAGAAACCATTCATCCTTGATCCTGATTGCAAGCTCCCGCATCAAAACGTCCAGCCGGATGCTGTCGTAAAAATGCCGGATGTCAACTTTCAGGAAGTTCCGGGTCCCTTTCGGGTCTGAA